TCGTTGCAACAAGAGGTAGTCTTAATTACTTCTTCTGCCATAATTCCTAAAGAAATAAAAGTTGTACATTTTGTTTATTCACACATGTAACCGATTACGTGTGCAAAGATACGAGGAACTGGCAAATTCTTTAATAACTCTATCACACTTTCTTTTATCAACTGATTATCAACGCTTTAACATGACATAGACCCATATCAAAACCATCGTATATATATTTTCGCAAAAATATTGTATATAATTGTATATAATTTAAGGAAAAAATTGTATGTTTTAGAGCATAAAAAAGAGAGAAGCAATCTCTCGCCTCTCTCCTTTTCTACTTGTTTCGTTTCAGTCTTTTCTTGATAAACTCCCTAACATCCCATTTCTTAAAGAAATGAGAATGGTCCCCAGCGTTCCCTACACTCTCCAGCTCCCCATCTGCAATGGCCCTTCTTAGAGTAGATTCGCTGATATGAGCCTCCTTCTTTACCTGCCCAGCAGTCATCATTGGGTTGAGAGCATACGGCAGATAGTTCTCACAAAGGTCATCTATCTCATCGCTACTCATTCCGCAAGCAGTTACCTTCTCCCCTCTCTTCTCTTGCTCGTCTGCTCGAAAACAAGAATCCGATAACGATTTTAATAACACTCCCAAGGTGTGATAACCAAATAACTTTCCCATATCATTATAATCTAGAGATTAAACTTTGACAGCCCTTGCCTGAGAAATACTTATCGGCAAAACCATATACATAAAATATAATGGTCATTACAAGTATTACAACATTAGCTTCCACCATTTCGTTGGTGGTAAAAACATTCCAGTATACGATATGAATAGCATTTATCCCAAATAGGTAGATTATCATCGGAATACGCCATCTGTAGCAGAGCCAAAAGAATCTGCTCGCAATTATAAGTACAAGCGGATGGATGTAAACGGAAAAATAGATAAATGCTGCCGATACCCAATTCTCCTTAAACCATACGCACATTTCTTTTTCATGAGACGCAAATGTTACCATGCATGCAATATGAAAAAGCATGATAAACAGAGGCATCACTTCACAATAATACTTAAACCAAGTGAGTAGCTTCACGCTGTAGCCTCTACCTGCAAGGATAATGACGTTTATCATTTCGCTAACGTCCATGTCCTTAAACATTACTCTTGACAACTGTACAACACCGACTGATTGAACTAACCGATGGACTTCATCTTCTTCCTCTTTAGTCATAAATTCTTCTCCTTTTGTTTTTTTTGGTTTATTATTTGTTCTTAGTTCCTCATTTTTAATAATAAGAAAAGTGCTGCAAAGATACACTTTTTTGCACAAAACCAGCGGAAATGAGAATATTTCTGTGTTAAACTTTATAAAAAGTAACAATCTGAAAGTAGATGGCTACAAAAATAGCGTTAGAACGGCTTCCTTACCAAATTCTAACGCTATTTCTATATCTACTTATCAGTGTTTATCCTATCACAACATCAAGGCTCTCCATATCAGCGAACTTCAAGCCGCAATCTTTCGCTGCCTTGAACAACTCCTTCTCGTCAACTGTCTCGATGGCTACCTCTACCTCCTTGTCGGCAAGTTCCTTGAAATACTTCTCGGTCTTCTGCTTCTGATTGAAGAAGTACTCATTGACCTCAGCGAACTTGGCTGAATCGTCCTTGGTGTATTCGTAGCCCTCATTGGCGTGCTTCTGCTCCAACTGCTGGCACTCCTGAAGCTTGCACTGCATCTCCTCGAACTTATCGTCCTTCAAGCTCTGCTGCGCTTCCTCCACATCCTTGTCGTAGGTATCGGCTACTTGGCGCAGTGCCTTCATATTCTTCCAAACTCGCATAGCGGCATCATCGCTCATTGATGATGTCTTCAATGCCTTCAATGTTCTGTAGGCTGTAACAGCCTCGATTGTCTTAATCTTTTTCATAATTGTTTCTATATTTTTATGTTATACAATATTCTTCGTCAGATTGCCATAGCAGAATACCTTTCCTATTAACAGTGCAAAGTTAAGAAAATAATTCCGAATAGCAATGCAGGAGGAGCAAAATTTACGAATTTAAAAAATCAGCTTCCCCTCGTTGGGTAATCACTAGGTCGCAACGTGTCTGCTTTCTCGGTGAGAACGTAAACCACAAATACGTTTCTAGCACATTTGTTACATTAATAATATTTACGTTTTAACGCATAATATAACTACCTCCTGGAGGAACTTGTTTCCATCCACCATCTATATTAATTTCAAAAGATAATTGACACTTTTGTCCATAATAACCTCCATCATAAATATTATCAAATCTTATATATACTTCAATATAATCTGTTCTATCACCTTCAGGAATAGTTACAGAGCCTGCACCTTGACCAGAGCTATTAGATACATAACCTCTTCCGTATGTTGTCTTATTATTACCATAAGTACAAACACTTCTAAACATACCATCAGTAACTGTTAATGCACCATCAGGAAGTTTATATATTCTAGCTTTACAAATACAAGTAGCACCAACTAATTCTCTCAACGATGAGAAATCAACAAAACCACTAGAACCACTTTTAATACTTTCCATATTAATTTGTCTAGGATAATATTTAAAACTAATAGTACCTGGAAGAGATATAAAAATTATTTTTGTATTATCATTTAAAGTTGCATTACGAGTATATGCTAAAAAAGGTACAATAGTAATAACCTTATCTCCACTACCTATATCAAAAGTTATTTCTCTACCAGCATATATATAATCTGTTGGTTTTTTGCAATTGCCAACATAATAATTTTTATAAATCTTATCAGTAGTATTATATGGTGAATCATAACGAATTTGAATCCAAAAAGACCAAGCTAAAGATAAATCAGGTATTATATCATCCATAGTAAGATTTGTGTTATTATCCACATTTGTATTCATATATAATACACAATTAAGTTTAGGATTTGAAGAATAATAAACTTCAACAGTATTATATTGAGGAAGAGAAGTCAGACATCTATTGTCTTTTGCTTTGCTATTGTAGTTTCTAAAATCACTTAATCTATAAGGAGAATTGGCACCACCTTTTGGAAAATGTTTTCCTGATACCCTTGTAGTCCTATCAGCACTACTAGCACCATAATTTCCATATATATTATCTACATAAAGGTTGCAACAACCATTAATTGCAAAACCTTCTCCTCCATAATTATTACGTAAGTTTTTATAAGTATCCATAGGTATATTCATACCACAACGAACAACACAAGTATATTTACTATATGAAGATGTTGCTTTTTCATCAGAATCTTCTCTAATAGGATATTCTTTAAATTCACCTTTACAACTAATAGGTTTATACTTACTCCATATATTAATATTTTCACTCTTACAAAGAGTAGCAAGGTCATTGCTACTCTCTCCAAGAGCTTGTTTAACATCATCAATGCTAACAGGAGCACTAATAATTCCAGTTTCACTATTGTAAGACATAATCTTTATTTTTTAAATATTCAACTTTAGTTTCTAATTCTGTTACAACTTCTTTAGTAACAAATTGCTCTACTGTTACATTACTTAAAACACTAGGCAAGGCAGCTCTATAAGAGCCACCCTGCGTTAATACTCACGATACTTACTCTGCTGCCTCGCTAGCCATATTAGCATTGATAGCGGAATTAACCTCCTTAATCAATGCTGATACCTCACTGAGCTTGCTCTGCGGAACACCGCTGATGTTGTAGGTCAGTTCGCTGCCGTTGGAGCTAGCGTTGGCATTGCCGAGATAGTTACCATTTGGGTCACCATAGATACTCATATTGATGCTCTCGATGTTGCCACCCGTCTTGTCAACATTGTAGGTGATTTCTACTCGATAGCCGCCCTTGGTATAAGTGGCGGTTGTCTGTTCACTTTTCTTGTTAATCTTTAAATTCTCCATTTTCTTAACTAATTTAATGAATTAATATTCTTGTTATCTAATCTCTTCTTGTTGCAGTCTTCCTTATCTCCACTCAATCGCAGAACCTCTGATTCAAGGAAGACCACCCGAGCCTTCAACCTGCTGACCTCATCGCCCACCTGCTCAATAGCACCGAATGCCGTTGCAATCAGCTTCGGAGACCAGTAGTTAATCTTGTAGTAGCCCTTCTCGTCAGTCTCCACGATGTCCTTTAAGTGAGGGTTGCACAAGACGTGTTGGGCAATCCAACCGATAGACCTTGTGTTGTCCTTCTTCCAAGCGAAGCTGAACGTGCCACCCATTGCCTTGATGATACCCAAGTAGTCCAGCTTCCGCAAATCCTGCTTCAGACGAATATCAGAACTAGCATAAGCTGTAACTCCACCTTTAGCAAGAATGCTATTAGGGAAGTAAGTATTCATATTATAATCAAAGTTATATATATGACCTGTATGACCCATAAATCTATCAGTAGGAAATGAATACTTAGTAAAAGCAAATATTCGTATTTTATTTATTGAAGCATTTCGTAATGCAGTAGTATTTTGGTCATGTTTAAATCTAAAACGAATATATCTTCTACCATCATTTCCTACACCAACAGCCGTATTACCATTAGATAAATTTATATAATTAAATTGGTTCCATCCGGTCATATATTTAATATAAGTATTGACTATAACACCTTTACTATTTAAATATTCTACAGTACAAGTAACACCAACACCTTGTCCTATATCAACACAAGCAAAATATACTTGAGAATAACAAGAATTAGGAATTTCAAACAAAAACATTAATTCGTTCTTTTTTATTTGAGCTAACTTTTCAGCATCAGTATTACCAGTAATAACATTGCCACCTAAGTATAAACTATCAACACCTGTAACATTCGCATACGCCTCAAATTTAGTATCATTTGAAATATTATAATTAGTCCAATTTCTACCGTTATCATTAGTATAAACTATAGAAAGATAATCGACTGGTATACTATCAGTAATAGCAGTAATTCCAGAGCATAAAGCATCAGCTGAAACATAACAACTAGTTCCTTTATTATTAAATTCATAATTTGTAGGTAATATACCTTTATTATTTATTAAACCGTTAACTGATAAATTACCATTAATACGAGCATCACTATTAATAGTAATATTACCGCAACTAATAGAATTATTTACATTAAGAGCATTAAAACTAGCACTACCACTTTGTGATATTTGCCAATAAGTACTACCTGCTTGACTACATATATCTTGAACTTTTAGCCAACTACTATTATTACTATTACCTAGATACAAATCTCCACCAGTATTTCCAATTCTAGCTCCACTATCAGGAGTTATAGTTGTAATACTTGCGAGTCTAAGTGTACCATTACTTTGTGCACTATTAGCATTAAACACAGAACCATCAGCTATACCAAGATAAATAGTTTTATTAGAATGAGTATATCTAAGACCAGCCCATTGATTCCAATCCCAAGCAGTTTCACCAAAACGAATAGCATGACCTGTATTAAATATTACTTGGTCTTTTATAGCTGATATACGAGCATTAGCATTTACATTATTATTTAATATTATAGCTCCGTTTTTAGAATCACTATTGTTTATATATATAGTTCCATTAACATTACCAGTTCCATCAAAACTTTGACCCCATATCGTTCTTGCTGCCGCAAGTTTTGTTGCAGAAGCTACATTGTCAGAAGTAAGAGCTACAGTAGCCCAATCTTTAGTATTATAGTTATTACTAGTACCATATGCACACCTAATAAACATTCTATTATCACCTGTAAATGCTAATTGATGATTAGAAGCACCATCAATACTACCTATAACTAATAATGTACCCCATCCATTAAAAGGTCTTTTACCACTAATTGTAACTTCTGATTCAGGTTGAATATCTCTAGTACCAAATGTTGTTTCTTTGTCTATATTGTACGCCCCTAATCGACCTCTTTTAACCAACAAATGACTTGCATGATAACCATCAACAGTATCGGCATTTCCAGCACTACTAGCATAATTAACACTAATGTTCGATATGCTTTTAGTAGTTCCACCAACTGTTATACTAATTCCCTTATCAGAATTAGATAGAGCAGTAAGAAGTCCATTAGCATGAACACCATCTAATTTATCAGAGTTACCTACAGTAACATTAGCAGGTTTTATATCTCTAAGAGCTGAACCGTTAGCTTCCCAAGCCACAAGGTGATTAGTAGAAGTTAATTCACCTGCCCAAGTAACGTGAACACCATCTACTGTGTCTGCATTTCCAGCACTTGTAGCATAAGCACAACTTCCACTAGAAGTAATATAACCACTATCGTTTGTAAACTGACTCAACTTGGTAGGTCTTCCACTAACGTTACTCCAAGCTACAGAACTGGCACTTCCTGCACTACTTGCATAGTTAACAGACAAGCTAGATATAGCCTTGTGTCCACCACCACCAAGCAGTACATAACTATCATTTGAATTATCCTTCTTGAATCCAACTCCGTTCCAATATCCAGAGGTATCAAAAGAGCCAACTTTGCGTGAGTTCCACCCATTTTGTACATTTGAGAAGAAATCTATCGCAGCATCATTGGCTACAATCATATTTTCATCTCCACCAGACGTATGTCGTTTTAACGCCTCACTTGCAGATTCTCCTCCGCCAATAATAGTAAGTCCACCACCACCGATACATATACCATTGCCATACGTATCGGCATTGTTGTCCACAAACGTTATCATATCATAAGTATTCTTAGAACCCTTGTAGCGGATATTACCAGTCATAGCTCCACCACTAAGCTTGAGGTATGTGTTAGCAGCATCAGCAGACTTCAAATAAGCACTAAGACTTTGGTGACTGGTGAGGAACGTTGCGCCTTTTGTAAATGTAACAGTTTTACCACTCTTTGTAACACTAGTAATAGCATTACCGCTTCCACTTGTTGTTATTGCATTTACATAACCATCGAGCGATTGGTGTGCGGTAAGGTAGTTTCCCTTCGGTTGATACAAGCTGGCAGCGTCAGTCTTAGTAAGGTAGCTCGCAAGGCTCTGATGTGAAGTCAAGAACGTTGTTCCCTTTGTCACACTGATAGTCGTTCCACTCTTACTGATGGCTGTCACTGCGTTTCCACTACCGCTAACACTAACGTTCATAGCCGAGCCTCCTTCTAGGCTGGAGATACGAGAATCAAGAGCCTTGATGGAGTAGGCAGAGGCAATCTCACTCAGCGATTCTGATGTAAGCTTCAAGGCATTTGAATAACTCTTCACACTGCCGTTCAAGCCGCCACCACCGCCCGTGGTAGATGCTCCTGCTCCGTATGCCGTGATACCACCTGTGGCATAGAAGTTAGCCGCTTCCTTTCCGGCAGCGTCCTTGGATAGTCGAAGGGCATTGTTGGCACTATCATACGATAGATAGATTCCACCAATTTTCAAGCTGCCTTCGGTTGTCACGTTACCCGATACGTCAAGATGAGTGAAAGGCTTCTGTGGGTCGATAGATAATACGTTTGCCAGCTTTGTTGTGTCGGTCGTTCCGCTCTTCCATACAGGTGCGAAGAGAGCAAGCTGTACACCAACATTATTCTTGTTGATAATGAAAGATGTCGGGTCTGCGTGCAAAGTACCGTCTACGTCCCACCAAAGGTTTCCATTTGCGAAATAGCCAGTTCCGTCAAAGCGTAGGAGGGACTTGGCAGCAATTTTCTTCTCTTCCTCTGTTGTCGTGGAGGCTTGCTTGTCGATAGCCTTTCCACCTAACCAAAGGGCGATGCCATTCTCCTTCGTGTCCGCTCCATTGATACCTGCGGTAACATTTCCCTTATCGTTACATAAGGCTATCAATGTAGAGAGGATAAGACCACCCTTGACTACTGTGTCTCCATCAACAAGAGCAGCCTTGATGTATTCAAGACCTGCCATATTGGTGATGAGCTTAGTATTGAGACCATCAAACAGATTAGACGTGATATAGTTGTTCGCCACACCCAGCTTGTCGTAGAAAGCCTTATAAGCATTCGTGAAGTTGGTATACTTCTGAGCCGCAGCCGCCTTGATGGTAGCCTTTCCATTTGAATCAGAAGCGTTGTATCTGCTTACGATGTCAGAAAGATAGGTAATGAGTTCATTTTTTGCGCTATCGAGTTTAGCCTTAGCTGAAACCAAATCCGTTTTATAGGTCGTGTCTTTACCATCCTTATCCAACAAGAACTTAGAGCCAACAACATTATTATACGACTCAACGGCTGCATTATAATCGTCCTCCAGTCGCTTGCTATCCTGTGCGATAGCCGCAATCTCAGAACTATCCAAGTAGCCATCAGAGGTAAAAACATCGAAAGCCTTCTTATTGTTAGATACGGTCGTTCCGAGGGCAATCAAATTAGTTTGCGTGTTCTTAATCTCTGCTTGCGCCTTCTCAGCAGCTTTCTTTGCTTCCTCTGCCTTCGTGTCATCGGTATACTTGCTAGCCAATTTCCAATCGGCAATATCAAACTCTTCACCTTCTGCCTTGGAGGTGGAACACTTCAAGATTTCATTCTTGTAGGTACTTCCATCGCTAGGATAGGTGGCATTGACCCACATATCGTTCACATCGTATGGTGGAACTGGCTGAGAGCCGAAGATACGTCTCTTTGATTTTGCATCTTTGAGTGCTTGTCTTGAATCTTCGAGTGCCTTGGTCAGCTCCGTATCTTTGATGATAATCCACTTATAGGTAGAGCCATCCTTGGCAAAGCGGTATGCCTTGCCCGTCTTGTTGTCATAGTAGAGGTCTCCCAAGTGGGTTTTCTTATCCTTGTCGGTAGTCCACCCAATGGCAGGTGCGTTGGATAGGGTAGGAACACCGTCATAGAACCAAGTCTCAATAGCTCCGTCTATCTGGTTTTGAAGGTCGGTAATCGTCTCCGATTTCTTGATAATGGTCTCAACGGCATTCTTATCCAAGCTCTTCTCGGTGATGTACTTATCCAAGGTCTTTCCATCGTAGGTGGACTTAATATCCAAGTCTCCCTTGATGGTTACTTTCTTCGTCTCGCTATCAAACTTGACATAGGATTCACCCTCGTAGTTATTGGCACTAGTAGGTCGGTCTCCGAAGTACATATCTCCGTAGACGTGGAAGAAAGCCTTGTTATTCTGCTTATTCACACCATATTCCACGTACTCCCTATTGGCAAAGGAATAGCTGTTGATGCCGTGATAGAGGCTGATGGATGGCGAATAGGTATCTACCGCCGAGAAGATAAGGCAGTTCTGACGTTCTACATCGGTTCTATTACCGCACTGGTTGAGCACATCACCTTTAGCAGGAACATCGCTTGCCGTAGCGCAATCGGTATCAGAGAGGTCGATATAATGATATTTCTTTCCTTCCAGCTCTACAGGGTCTTCATCACGACCGATTACCAATCGCCAATAGAAGTGATTGCCAGCCTTGTGATAAGTGCCCTTGCGAACGTTGAATGATTCCGAGCGCACCTGGTCGCCAACAGCGAAATCATTATCCACGGCATTGCCTTCCTGCTCTGCTAAGAAATAGCAACGATAAGCCTTCTGTGACACATTATTGTATGTCACAGTAACTTCTTCTACCTTATGAGCCACCACGCCACCAGCAGGAGAGATTATCTCCTTACCACCGATGGTGGATGTTTTATTGATAACCAGCTCCTCGAAGATAGCCTTCATTCTCACCTCCAGGTAATCTGTGATGAGATGCGAACGACCTTCTGCATCGGGAGTCCATGAACCACCGTTCTCATTGTTGGGGTTACCGACAAGCAATCCACTTAAAAGCTTCTGAATCTTCTCCCAAGTGATTGTGCCCTTTGCTGTGTTATCCTGCAGCCTAGATATAAACTCCATCCTAGAACGTCTAGCAGAATAAACGTTGCTATCTGATGCAGGCGTAGAATCATTCAGCCCAATTACATAGACACCACCATTACCGCTTCTTGTGCCGCCTATCTGCATTCCATTCACCTTGATGGAATCAACCTTGTCTTCCAACTTACCCAACCGGCTTGTTGCAGCCTTTTCTCCTACAGTGTACTGAGGGTGGTCGTAAGGGATATCCAAAGGTATCTCCATTCCGATGATACGAGAGTTTCGGTAGTGCTTGCCATCCGCGTCCACCTGCGCAAACATATCATTAATCAGCTTTACCTGCTCACCGAGAGGATGGTAATCGTATGTTCCATCATTGTAGAACTTATCGCCATCCATCGTGCAGGTGAAGTTTGAGTTGCTGATCATGGTTTTCTGATAGTACTGCTTCGCTCTATCGAACAGAGATAATTGAGCAGTAGGGATGAGGTCCGTATCTGTAATCTTAGTTGCGTCCCAATTGAACAGGAAGTACTTATCACCTACCTTCGGGCACATAACGCCATCTGGGAGTGTTCTTCCGTATGTGTCATTAGCAACAATCTCGAAGTAGTTAGCCTTGTCAATAACTTTGAAACTAACATCGAACTCCATACCCATGAGAGCACCGCTAGTGAACTTGATGCCTAAAGTGAGGTTACTCTTTATCCAACTCTCCTTGAAGCTATTAGTGAAAGAGTCTGTAGAAGTGACCTGCCAAAACGTCTGTGTAGTCTTCGTCCCGTCTTCGTTATCAACGGTGCTATCATACGTCTTGATACTGCTGATAACACTCTCAACCTTTGGGTATTCTTCCTCGAACATCACAACACCCTCGATAGCCTGCTTGTCGTTCTTCACGACATTCACGTTCTCCAGGTAGCCATCCTTGGCGTAGAAACCATCACTATCCACTTCCTTGTTAGGGAGCATGAGGTAATCAGTAGCAACACCATCGGTGGTGACGTCCGCATCGGCACCAGTGAAATATCCCTTCGGAATATTTCTGTCTGAGCCGAATGCGTACAGTCTCGTAATATAAGTTGACTTAGATTCCGAATAGGACATAGACAGAACATTAACATCCTGTTCGAATGTTGTCTGCCCTTCCATTTCGCAATATCCAAGGTATATAATAGAGCCATCTATCCACCACTCGCAGTTGAGTGCGTCTTCAGAACAGATGGCGTTGAGAGCATCAAGAATACTGATGGAGCCGTACTCGATCAAGAATCTCTTCTGAACATCGAAAGCCTTGTTGTTGTACGTAGTGTAGTCAACGGAGAAATCCTCGCCATTATACGTAAGACCTAGTGCCTTTAGGTTGCCGAGTATAACGTTCATGTGTACACCTACAGTTGTGGTGAGGTTGAAGGAGGTCTCGTTGGCTCCGTGCTGAGGGCGATACTTGCAAATCTTATTCTTCCAAGACATATAGTAGGCATCCATCTGCATTTCGTAGTCGTAGCCATCACTATCATTGTGCTTAGGGAAGTATGATGATGTAAGCTCAAAGTAGCCGAAGTCGGGAATCTCTACGGAGTCCCCAATCTCGAAATAGACAGGAGTAGCCGTAGTGAACTTCAAGATGATGTAGTGGTGGTCCATAAGCTGATATGACAGCTTAGAACCCTCACCGAAGTCCTCTAATGTGAAGAATACATTGTTATTTCTCTTAATCTGAATCATTAGCTTGTATATTTACTTGTTTCACCTCTGTCACTAGGGTCTGGCTCGTTGAGCTTTAGGCTGAACTTTGCCATTTCCCGAATGCACTGACTAAACTGAGTGCAGGAGAGATAGATGCACCGATACCACACATTAGGCTGGAATCGGGTGCGGATAACCAACTCTCCCTTGGCAAGAACCTCCTCGCAGAACCTAGCATAGTTCATCAAGAACGTATCTGAGTCCTTGGCGGTCATATTGAACGGCAGCGTTATCTCCCTCTCATCCAATCTAGGATTGTGCTTGATAACCGACTTTCCGTCCTTTGAGCGATACTTGTTGCTGATGAACTCCTTGTTTGGTGCAGGGGTCATGAGCGCACTGAGGGCGGTTTCGTCTAGAAAGATGCCCCACGTAAGGTAGGCATCCTTGCCATTTATGTAAAGTTGTCCTTTAAGCATAACTATTTAATCATTAAATAACCTCATAGGCTTCGCTGTGAGCCGCTTTTTCTATTGTTGAGTATAGTTGTAAGGGTTGACGAGCGAAAAGCCTATAGAGGTCAAATATCCTTTAATCTTCTGTTCATGTCATCCAGCTTGGTTCCGAAGTCATTGTAGGTGAGCTTTGAATACTTCACGATGTCTTCGAGATAGCTGTTTGTCATAATCATCATATTTCTAATCTCCAATACCGCGCCATTGGTTGAGATTCCGAGTGTAACGATGCTCTCCATCTGTGATATGGTGGTAGTCATGTTCTGAGCGATTGACTCTCCTGCAATCTGCAGGGCGGTGAAGCGACCATTCAGCTCGTCCGCGGTATCTTGCCCCATAGATGCCCATCCTCCGCTTGTTGCGGTCTGTGATGAGGATGAGGAACCAGTGTAGCCTGTTACCTTTGCCCACTCGTCACGTCTCTTCAAGCCTTCCTGGACTATATCATCGTAACGCTTGTAGAATGCATCTACATCATCCTTGGTTAGCTTTCCGTTTTTATCCTTCATAGCCTTTGCCCAATCATCGTAGAGTTTCTTCAAGTCTCCATTGATAAGGTCTTCCATACTGAAAGAGAGAAGGGACTTCTGCATCTTTTCTGCGAAATCATCTGCCATTTCGCTAGCAAAGTCGCTACCATCCTTCTTCATGTCCATAAGGTCCGTCAAAAAGCTATCTCTCATTCCACTGAAGGAAATCTGAGTAAGATTCTCCTTGAACTGCTCTGACAACTCTTCCAGCTTGCCCGCTTGGTCTATGTAGTCATTCAGCTTCTCCGTCAGACGCCCACCATAGTTACCCTTGCCAGTGTTCTCGATATGCTCCCAAATGGCAACGTTGCCACGGAGGAGCTTCATTTCCTCTGGGCTGAGGGAAAAGAGGTCGCCATTGAAATCTGACTTGACGTTCTTCTTGATCCAATCCATCTCGTCACTGCCGAAGCCACCCCAATAAGCGTTCCATGAGTGGTGCGAACCGTGATAGCTTGCCTGTGCCTTTGCGATGTCGAGGTAGTTCTGATTGGTCTCCTGCTGATTCTTATAGGCTTGCTCGTAGTATGAGGTTGCCTTGGAGCCAAAGGAGTTTTCCATTGCATCAGTCAAATCCTCGATGGATTGCTGCAAGAGGGTATTTCTATCCGTCAGTCTTTCGATGGTATCATTGACCTTCTTTGCATTTCCATCTCCACCGAACAGACTATTGAAACCACCGAATGAAAGCGTGTTGAGGATATGTGAAACGTTGTTTCCGATACTCTTCAATGGCTTCATGACGATGTCACCCGATAAAGCATCATCGAGGATGCCCGTTACTGCGCCAAAGACCGTGTCCATGAGGTTACTGATGAGTGTTCCGAAGCCATCTTTCAGTATATCGAGGATGCCGAGTATTGCGGAGATTATTTCACCTGCTATACCACTATCCCCTAAAGCTTTCGTCAGAGATTTGGCTGCGTCACTATCTTTACCGAGCAACCCTTGGATGCCCTTTGCAAGCGTGTTGGCAACGTCCTTCTGCATATTACCCCCGAAAAGCTTGTCAAGCCCTAGAATAGAGTTTCCTATGCCTTTGAGTGACCCCGATGTGAGACCCTGCAAACCATTTTCAAGCTGCTGGAACTGAGAAACTGCCTTCTGTGCAGATGTCTGTAAGTCTGATGATGCCTTCTGAACTGATGAACCGAACTCCAAAACGTTGTTAGATGCGGTAGCGAGTACGTTCTGCGCTCTAGAGAGGTTGCCTTCAGCATTGCTGATACTTGTCTTGTCACCGCTCTTCTTAGCCTTGGCGAGGTCTTCCTGTGCCTTGGTAACGGCTTTCGTGGCTTCTGCCTCTCGCTCCTGTGCATCAATATAGCCCTGCATGGCTGACTGATAGGAGTTGATGTCGTCAGAGACTTTCTTAAAGATGTCACTATTCCAGATGGTGGCAGAGCCTTGTAGCTTGGAGATAAGCTCCTGTATGGTCTTCTGCTCATTAACATCTGTGGTGCTCTTGGAGAGCTCGTGCAGCTTCTCAATGGTAGGCTCCAGTTGGTCCTTGAACATAGCGCCGAAGTCTCCGAAGACGCTTCCCCAATCGATGTTCTGTCTGATGGCATTTATCTCGATGGTTTGGAGGTCCTTCTTTCTCTGCTGCTGAAGAGAGAGCTTTTCACCCTGTGTCTGAGCCTTAGTAATCTTCTCCTCGTATTCCTCGGCAATGGCTTGCTTCTGCTGATAGAGTGAGCCATACTCCTTCAAGTAGTCACGCATAGAGGTGAGGGCTTCCCTGTTGACCTCATCAAGCTTCTTGTTGTACTCTTGGGTAGCGAGGTCTCTGGCCTTATTGAGGGCATTGGACTGAGCAGAGGTAAGGGCTTCTTTCTTGCCAGCTTCCTTGTTTTTCTTCTTGAACTCTGCTTCCTGCTTGTCAATCTCGGCTTTGCGCTTGGCATAGTCGTTCTTGATTTCAGCAATCTTCTTCTCCGTGCCTTCCTGCATCTGAGATATATCGGTGTCGATATTTTCCTGCTGCAGCTGCTTCAAGTCCTCATTCAGTTCCTCCTGGGCCTTCTTGCGGTCTTCTGCCTGCTTCTTGGCATCGGAAACGGCTTTCTTTGCTTTGGCAGCGTTCTTCTTGGCATTGGCTTCTGCCTCTTCCTTTTCGCGACGCTTCTGCTTAGCATCATCTTCTGCCTTGGTCTGCTTGGTGTTCGCCGCATTGGTGTAATCCCATCCTCGCTGGGCAATATCGTTTGTTGACATCCACTTTCCATTGACTAGCGCACCTGACTTCTTGTTGTTGGCAAGGTCACGTGCCAAAGCAGAGAAGTATTTTCCTAAGCGTCCTAGCTCAGGGATATTCATATTCTGCATCCACGATGGTATCTTGGCATCGAAGTTAACGTGGAAGTTGATATTGTTCTCGGAATAGTTCTGCATGAACTCCTTGACACGGTTGTAGAGAACGTGTACATCCTCGCCGGCACCCTGGAGCTGCTTCTGCAAAGCGTTTATCCTATCCTTGGTAGATGCAGACTTGTTACCAAAGTCCTCAGTGGCATCAGCCGCCTTACGAACTGCGCTTGTTTGATTATTGTATGTTGTACGAGCGTCTTCGAGAATATCAACGTATTTCGTTATCGCTGCTCGTGCTTCATCCGATTGCTTCCCAAAGCCCTTTGCTGCAGCAGCTGCTGAGTCTGCTAACTTTCTTCTAAGGGCTAGGTAAGCTTGAAGCGACTTATTGTATTCCTCGGAATCCTTATTAAGGGTTCTCATGTTGTTACGATACTGATCAAGTCGCTGCAACACGTCATCAGAAACTAGGTCTTGTATCTTTACACCAATACCCATACCCTCGTCACCATAAGCATCTTTCAGCCTTTCCATAAAAGCATCCTGTGCATCGGTAACTTTTTTGTTGTACTCTTCATTTAATTGGCTAATCGCATTCGCTCTGTTGCGTTCTGCAGATTCCAGTTTAATTTGTTCAACCAGTTCCTTTGATTTCTGTATTTCCTCGTTCTTAACATCTACAAGGTTACTTTCATCTTCCTTGATTTTGCTAATCTGTATGCCATATTCGGAATAAATGGAAGCCAGCTCATTTACTGCATCCTTGTAAACTTTCGACTTCTTAGCCTGATCATTGGTTTTCTCGCCTAATGTATCTATAACGCTAAGAAGCGAGTTTACGCGAGAAGTTGCCTTCTTTGCATCTTCTCCAAACTTATCCGTCATAGTGCTGGCATCTTTTGCGGAATCACCAAAGGCAATGAACAACGTTGCTGCTGCCGCTAAAGTTCCAAGTAAAAGACCAAGTGGGTTGGCACTTGTTGCCATATTGAAAAGAAGCATAGCGTCCTTTGCAGAAGTTACTTCTTTCGTTAGCGACAAAAATGCTTGTGCTGTGCCTATAGCTATTCTTGTCTTCTCTATCGCTGTAAGAACTATCACCGCAGCCTTGTATGCGCCATACGCTGCCACAACAGTCATAACCACCTTGCCTACCGTCTCCCAATTCTCAACGAGGGTGGAAACGACTCCCAATCCGGTATTTATAACACCCTCCTGGGATTTGCCGAGGTCATTGAACATCTGCTCGATGGCATCCTCGATGTTGCTTATCTGACCGGTAATAGTCTTGGACTGAGCCTCCATCAAGCCACCGAACTTGCTACCCTCGGCGGTCATACTCTGCATTGCCTGGATGAAGATATCGCTGGTAACCTTGCCTGCCTTGATTTGCTTCTGGACCTCCTTGATGGCGTTGGTAACGTCAAGACCCATAACCTTGGCTATCTCATCTGCGATAGGAATACCTCGGTTGAGGAACTGGTACAAGTCCATCGTGTCCATCTTGCCCTTGGCGATGGTGGTGCCGTAAAGCATCACGAGGTCTTTAAGGTTCAGACCCATACCTGCTGCCACGTCTCCCAATCCGATAAGCGTCTTGTTGACGTCCTCAGCTGCTACGTTGAACGCAAGGAGCTGCTTGGCTCCCTCTGTAACGTCTTCAACCCCGAAAGGTGTGACGGCTGCCGTGCGGATCAACTGCTTCATGAGAGCATCAGCTTTCTCCTCAGACTGCAACATTGTCTTGAATGCCATTTCTGTCTGCTGGAACTGACCGCGGACCTGCATCATCTGATTGACGAACTTGCCAATGCTCCAACCGCCAATGGCAATGTTCATACTGTTCTGTATATTCGAGATTACATCGTCAATAGACTTTCCGTCCTTCTCAACCCTCTCGGCAGTCTGATGAACTGCGTTCTGAATGTCTCGAAAACCGGAAACGACCTTGGCTGTCTCGACTATTGTATCGAATTTAATGCTTGGCATAATGTTCTATTTTTCCTTGAATTTATACTCTGTTATAAAGAATCGCCAGGGAAACACCAAATGCGAGTGTTCGATATGGGAACTTTACGTGCGTGCGCAGGAAGACTTCGGTTAAATCTCGGTCTCGGACTCTATCACCGCCTTCATGACCGCCTCCTTGTTGTTGCCATCGATGACCTCTTCCCCTGCTGCCGGTATATGGGCTTTCTTCCTCTCGTCGTCTGACAGATAGATTGAAGTAATCTTGTCTTTGAGCATGAGAGTCAGGTTGTTATACGATATTCCCCATACCACGTAATCGAAAGTCCATCCGTATCTTTCGCAAGCAGCGTCTATGAGAGTTCCCCATATTGTCTTACCCCCGAAGATAAAGCTATTCTCCGACTTCTTTGCTGCGTTGACTTTTGCCATACGCTTCGCTTCTTCTTCCATTCCTGTCTCTTTGGCTATTGTCTGGTATGAGTTAGCCTTAAGGATGATGATGAGAAGAGTAGCTATATCCTCATTGGAACATTCTTTGAAGATTAACTCCGTCTGCCTGCTTACGCATTTGGAGTCTAGTATTTCGTTCTTTGTATTGAGTGAGTGATATGCAATCAATCTGCAGCATGTCTCCCTTTTGGTGTTTGCAACTCGCAATGCTTCCAAGAATGGATCAGCTTGAAGTAACTCTTTGTCTAGCTCCAAGCTATCTACCAACTGCGACGTTAGGTACATCATGCCCAGTGTAGTAGGGTAGATGTTAACGTGAGCGTGCTCAGTATCAAAGCCTATCGGCATATCTGTGAGCGTATTCGATATAATGATTCCTAACTCTTCCATATCACTCGAATTTAAATTGTTGGCACCCAAGGCAGGACTCGAACCTGCGTCTTTCAACCAGCTTTTGAAGACCCTGGATTTTCATGCGACGGACTATTTGGTCTCGCTCTTCCCCTGAGCTACTTGGGTAGGTTGCCGGCTGATAACCCTCAGTCGGCAGAAGGGGATATTAGAATATGCCTATGTCTCTGCGTAGGTTTCCGTGATTTCAGCAGGAGGGGTCTCACCATCCTGCGGCTTCTTGAAAGTCAAGGCATACTTTCCACCTGTTCCCTTTGCGGCGGTAATGACACGCCAGCGGTAAGCACAATAGACTTCCTCACCCTTTGCGTTTGTAGTCTTAGCCACCACGTCACCCTCTGGGATAAGAGCTGCGTGGGTATAAGTGATGGAAGCACCTTCTTCTGTTGTATAGCCCTCCTCGGCACCAATGGTGGTATTACCCATGTAAACGCCAGGAAGCTCGGCGTCTTCTGGCTGGATAGCCAAACGGTAGTTACCCTCAATGATACCATCAATAGTCTTGAATGGCTGCGACTGGTTCTTCTTGATGAAGAGCTGATATACAGCCTCGTAGGTGGACTTCTTTGTCTTGCGGTCAACAATTCCGCCACCTTCCTCAACCTGGGTCATAGTATCGCCTTTCGTTGGAGTAACAGTAGTAGTGCCATCCTTTGGAGTTGGGAGCTTAGTCCACTCGTTCTTTTTGCTACCTACCTCTTGAACGTAGATAGTGCATTTGCCCCATGATGTTACTGACATAATTTAATCGTTTATGAGTTTATATTCAACTTGATTATTTATTACATGTTCTCCCGTGCTTGTTGCATATACCCTCTGCTCAATAGCGTGGGCAGCATATTCGCTCGTTCTGAACGTTTCCAATAGATTCCAAGCCAGTTTGCAGATTTCGTCAACTCTGATAGTGTTCTCCTCGAACTGCCCGTCTACGTCCTGGTCTTGTGTATATATATTTACATTTATAATTGCCGTTTGAAGCTGCGTTCCCTCATTAGCCAAGATGGAGATAACGACATCTTCCTTATGAGAATTATGCGGTCTCATCGTCTTTGACAGCTTGCCATTGACGTTGTTCATGAAACCGCTTTCATTGATGTACCGGTAAACATCTGTCTTAATTGCTCCGTCTGATTTCATATCTTCCACTTGTTTATTTCATTAACTGCTGAGTCTATTGCTGTCTTCACACGCTGCTCTACAATGGATGTGGCCCATATCTTCGTTGATGCGAGGACATCCTTGCTTTCCAAGGCTTCCACCTCTCCTGCGTATTCCATTCCGGCAACGACAACCAAAGCATAAACCCTGGAATATTCCTTGGCAAGGTCATTGATCATCTTCTTGCCCTTTGCAGAGCCGTCTGTGCCACTGAGAACCTGCGAAAAGGCTGATTCCATATATTTACTTCCCTGCTCGTACACTGCGAAGCCTATGGAGCTTCTTAGGTTGCCCGTATGGTCTATCCAGCTTTCCTTGGCAGACCTGTTACGGATTCTAACCACAGATTCGTCTCCTAGCTTGCTCAATGCCTTAAGCACATTCTCCTGTATCTTCCTTGCGGCTCTCTGTAGGAAGGCATCGAGAGCGGAAGCGCTGGTTGTCATTCTTATGCCCATATCTTACACTGGAGTTGATAACGATGAAATCCCTTGACCTTGATAATTACATCCTCAGCCCCTAAAATTTCTAGCTTGATAAAATCCCCATAAGAGAACTTTTCAATTCCTACAGGCAAGTTATGCACTTCGTAGGAGTAGTAATCAATAGAACCGTCAGATGTAACTAACTTGTTGGCCTCGCCAGCAGGAACTACATCACAAGTGCAGCAGAACTTCCACTCGGTCTTGCCCTGGTGATAATTTCCATCATCATCTGTATAGCCAGCTACCTTCTGCTGCCGGTATAGCTTTGAGGAATGAAAACTCAATAGACTCATCAGCAATTAATGTAAACTGTCGGCTTCGGAGTAAGTGAAACCTCCTCCTCGCCGATAGAGTTATATAAACGATTGACTTGAACTAATATAGCCTTTCGCTGGTCTTCCGAGAGGGAACCTATTGATTTGTCCGCTTCGGAGAAGCTAACGGCTTGTATGAGAGAAAGCAGACAGTCGGCAAGCGTTCCTTTGTAGGCGTCACTTCTGGCAACGTCACCAGTGAACTCTGATTCGATATCGAGGTCACGCTTTATGCAGGCGTTTTCCACGAAACCATAGGGGATAGGTATGTGTACCTCATCCACCAAAGCTTGTCCGACCGTCTTCATGATTACTCCTCAGCTTTAGCTGCCTTTTCCTTGAACTCCTTCTTCTTCACAGGAGGAAGCTCGTTATAGGCATCAATAACCTCCTTGTCGCTGGCGTCACTAGGAAGTGTAGCACCAAGAGCGTTGAGAGTTGTGATAGCCTCCGGCTTCTTGTAGGTCACATCAGAGATTGTTACCTTAGCGTCCTCTGTATCTGCTTTCTCCTTTTCGGTATCAACAGAAACGTCTGGGTCAGCCAGCTTAGTATCAATCTGATAGATTGTGTCAACGTCCTCGATGACAGGCAAGCAGTATGCCTGCACCGCAGTAGTCTCACGCAATGGATCAGTTGTTGAATACTGAGAGATAAGCTTGTAATCAATTTGCTGATAGGTTACACCTGCCACTCTGTTGGTTGCCTCTGCTACCTGACCGTAAACGAGGGCACCAATCATCTGTGAGCAGACACCGATAATCATATTGTTGTTCCAAGGCTTAACGCTCTTCTTCACACCATCCTGCTCCAAGCGGACGGTACGGTTGATGATGCGGAATGATACACCGGTCTCGTCCAAGAATGCTTCCTGGAATACGCTGGAAGTAGGAACCGGCAGCTTTGTGTTGGAGTCAAAAGTCTGACCCTTATAGTTGGCAACAAGCTCGCGAGCGTCCTGTGCCTTCTTCAATTCGTCAAACTTAGCCTTACCAATCCAGAAGATCAAGATGGTGTTGCCATCATTCGAAGCTCTCGCGATACATTCCTTCAAGTCTGCAACGGTAATACCAGTATCAACATCGTTGATGCCGAGCTGATTTTTCGGCAAGTACTGATACTTGATACGGAGCAACTCCTTTGGATTATCGTCGTCACGAACAGCTACGTAGCCGTTAGAAAGACCATACAGAAGGGCGTACTCATTGCGCTCATCAACACCGACATTACAAGCTACCGGGTCCTGCGCCAACTTACGACGAATCTCTGCTGTCTGACCGCCCTGTGCTTCCATGAGCCTGAGAGCGAGGATATCTGACTCCTTCAAGAATTTCTTCATACCGACCTTTGGCAGTTTGCCGTTGGCGGTTGAAATCTTGTCACGAGACTTCAAAGGAACCGGAGAATCCACTGCCACGTAGTCAGCAGCTACGTAAGAGGTATCAACTGTGTCGGCTTCCCATTTGTTGTCGGTAGAATAAACGCGGCGGAGAATGGATGTATCTTTGTGGAGATACGTCATCTCGTTCTTGCGCTTACCATTAATCTTCTCAATCAATGTCTTCAGGATTGGGAAGAAACTCAAGATATACTTAAGAAATAAAGAACTCTGTTGCATAAATCACCTCCTTAACCGATTGCATCGTGTCCCCACTGAAGAGTAGGAACGGCTGTTTTCAAAGCTGCCTTGATTGTATCAACAGGATAAGGGACAGCCTTATCATTAGCCTCACCTGCCGTCATAACACCTACATGAGGGGTATCTACCGGAACTGTTGTCATACAGATGCCAACATACTCGTGGCTCGCTGGCAAAGAAGCATAAGCCCCACCTGTTACAGGCATTGGCTTGTACTCGCCAGACGTAGTGTCACGAATGATAATGTGTCCGCACTGGATGAACTCTCCAGAGAAACCTGTCAAGTCAAGAACGACACCACCCATGATGCCATTCACGTAATTTCTGATGATTACAGACTCCTTGCCTGAATCATACGTTTCTGTCTTGCTTACGCCATACATAACTTTTAAAATTTAAAGATTACATTGTTTCGGCAAGCTCATCAATCTCATTGTCCTTGATAACCTCAACCTCATCCTTCTTAGGCTTTCTCTGAGCCGCAGGAGCACCAAGTTTTCCGAGACCTTCGTTAGCACGCTCTTGATCGATAGCTGCCAAGTCCTCCACAACACCATCGTAGAAATCATCGAACTCAGATTCGTTCTCGAACTTCATCTTGTCGAAATTCTTCAAGACAGTCTTTCCGAACGTACCTTTGTCCTTAAGGAGTGCCTTCAGCTTAGAACGGCGGCCATCATTCTCACGCTCTGACTTCAAACCGAGGATTTCGGTCTGCAAAGCTTTGTTCTGAGTAATGAGTGCCTGCGCCCATGCTGGGACCTGCTCATCTTTCTCTTTCTTCTGTTTGCGGATTGGTTTCTTGTTGCCGGCAGGGTCATCATCATCGTCATCGACCTCGTCGTCATCCAAGTCTTGACTATCCTTAAAACTCTGGATAGTACGCTGCGCAGTCTTTTGCGCAATCTTAAGATAAGGAAGAACCGCATTGACCTGCTTTTCAATCTCTGCGTTTACATCCTCGTCTGAGGCTTCTTCATCGAGTTCTAAGTTATTGGCAACATCGGCAGCAATACCCTCTAACTCCTCTCTACTGAACCCCAACGCCTTTGATTTGGGTTTCAGAATAACTAAAACTTGCTTCGTTCTTTTTTTCATTCTAACTAAATATTTAATTGAACAATAAAATTCAAGAAATATCCCAGTACGAAGCGATAGCAATAAGTAATGCTGCAAAATTATAAAAAAAGTATTTAATCACCAAATATATTGCAAGGAAATATACTTAATGATTAAATACTTTATGGTTACATATAAATATTAATCTGGATAATTGAGCTTATCCGGTCCAGCTGTGGATAGATATACGGAGAACATATCACATAGCTCTTTTGCTCCTTTTAAGTCGTTGAGCCTATAATTACCGCATTCCACTTCCGATGCACCTGGAATCGTCTTTGATAGCGAACACGCTTTAAAAGCTTCCACTATCATTTCCTTTATTAGATTTGAAGTCCACGTACCTTTAAGGATAAGATAGAAACCTGTAAGACAACCCATCGGTCCAAAATACAGAACGGAATTGCTAAGAGGACTATCATTGCGTAGGTAGTCCGCCATCAAATGCTCTATTGTGTGTGCGACAGCAGGTGACATCATATCTTTGTTTGGCTTGCACACGCGAATATCGAATGTGGTAGCAGTCTCCATGCCCCATTTATCTACTCTCGAAACATAAAGACCTGGCTTCAGTTTTGTATGATCAACTTTAAAACTTGGTATCATTCTCTAATAATTTACAAACAACACTAAATGCCTTTTCGGCAAGACTATCCCAAAAACCTGCATACTGCTCGGTCTGATTTGGCTCCAGAGGATTATCGCTTATAACTCGGATAGAAGTGAAACCAATCCCTTTCTTGTAGCATACTTGCGCAAGGGCAGCAGACTCCATATCGATAGCGCATACGTTATACGAATTAGGAAGGAAATCCTTAATCGCCAATACCTGCTCTCTCGTAGTGACAAACTTATCTCCCGTAGCTATGGTTCCTAATCGGAATCTTTCATCCATATCAATCCAGGAGAAATCAGAAGGAAAGACTGCCGGCATACCTTGAACTTGTCCATTGGCATTCGGCTCTCCGCAATATACATCGTGGTAGCAGTACGAATTGCCAATAACGACATTGCCAGGTTTCAATCCTGCAACAGCAGCACCGGCGCATCCTACCGAGATAACTCTTGTAACTTTGCTGGACGTATTCGACGAAAGAAATTCTGTCAAGCAAGATGCCGCATTAACCTTGCCAATACCAGACTTGATTAAAGCTATGTTTTGAACATTTTTGTAGTCAAGCCAATTCTTTGCAATCCATTCGCTGATAAGGTCGTATTCCTTATCCATAGCGGTAACTATGACAATCATTGCGCACCTCCTTTCGTTAGCTTAAGCTTCTTGCAACGGTTGTAAATAGCGTTCTCATCCACTCCAATCTTGGTAGCAATGGCTTTTACCGGGTACTTGCCATACATTCTGCGAATGATGAAATCCTCGTCAGCAGTAAACACGTGGCTCTTGCTGATACCCATTTCCTTCATCTTTCGATGGATGGCCCAATAATTACGATTGAGCTGTTTTGCAATCTCCGTTGTCGTCATCACCAAAGCGTTAACCTTGATGAACTCAATCTCTTCTGCACTAAAATGTTTTCCTCTACTCATTATTTAATATTTGGGTTCATTAAGCCGCCCAAGGCTTTCTTTCTCTTTCTGTTATATCTTCTGTTTGCGGCAATTCTTTCGGCATTCTCTTTACGATAGACTTCCATTCTTGCCAATAAATGTTCCTTATGCTCCTGGTAGTACCTTCTATGGTATTCCCGGATATCTTCCTCACTTCTCGCCATGAACCTTGTCTTTTATAAGTTCGTACAGTGATGGGCTGAGTGTGCTCCATTGATCATTCTCGTCTTTCACGAGATAGAATCCATCAGGAACATAGAACTCTCGATTTCTCAACCTAACTATCAATGTCTGTTTAGTGCAGTCTCCGCTGACAGTCTTTACTAACTCTGAAACGTCCGGGCATTTCCATAATTCTTGGATGTTCTCGGAAGATACTTTAATTGCAATCATATCACTTGAACTTAATAATGAAAAACTCATGGTCCAACCACTTGCCTGGGCAAAGACCTTTCTTCGGCTTGCCGATGGTGATACTCTCAATCTCCTTCTCTACCTTTGGGCTATCGTCATAGGAGCCGTTCTTGAAGAGAACGTGGGTGAATGGTACGAACTTCATTGTACCATTATTCAGTTTCTCCTTGATAGTATTGATGTCTATAAGCATCTCAAATGTCTTACCGATATGAAGCTTATCGTACTTATCGAAATCTTTGAATTTCTCATCCTTGATAAGGAGAAGGCGACTCATCCAAAAATCTTTAATTACCCGATACTCTTCATTCTTTTCGCCCGACACTATCATATCGAACCATTCCTTGCTGACTGCGAGGGTAAGAACCTTCTTCTTTGCTTCTGATAAATACTTATCCATTACTTTAGTTAATCTTTCCATAAGCTAACTTATTTTCCCTCTGTTGCTACTACAAAGAAATCGTTACCAATTTCTTTTCTTCTATTCAACTCTTTGCAAAGTACAGATGTATCAGCAAGATTGATATGCTGATTTACATACTTCTCCTTATCTGTGAAGGTAAGAAGAGTTTCATCGGGGTTATTTACTTCCACTATATTCTCCACACTTTCCGAAAGAGATTTGATTTCTCCATGGACAAAATCATACACATTTTTGTCGATAACTTTCTGTCTTGTCAGAGTTTCGACTGCTGTTTGAATCTTGAAGATTGATTTTTGCATTTCTTGTTTCATGATCATATTTTGTTTATTTTAGATGAACAATAATGTTTTTGGCTTAAACTCGATAATGCTATTACTATTTTAGTTCATCAAAATCTAGCCACTCTATCTTATCGTAGCACTCGTACAGAACTTCAATACGCTGTGTTCCGTCTCCTCTTGTGACAATCCATACATCATCACTCATTGCTCCGTAGTGAAGAGCCGTAGGATTTACGCCACCGCCACTATATCGGAACATTACCCACTTCTTTAATGGTGGCTTCTCTTCCTTTAGGTCGTGCCATAATGATGCAGCATTCACGTAAGGAACGTTTTCTGTGTTACAATCAGTAACACCAATCTTTTCTGTACTGAACGTTACCCCGTTCAGCTCATTGTAATCTACCTCATCTTCATTGCTACAGATATTGAGATAAATCTTCTTAGGTAAATTCTTTATTTTCATATCCCTTAAACTTAATTTATGAATATTTACCAATTCCAAATGTCAGCGTATCTTTCATCTGGTGGTGTTTTAATCTTTGGAAATATAGGAGTATTGCTGATAACACGATGGTCGCAACTTCCTGTACTTCCACTAGTAAGTGGCTCTCCGTTACAGACTAATCTATATTTACATTCATCACATTGTATGTAATTCATATCACTTGAATTTAATGATAAAAAACTCGGTATCAAGCCACTTGTCGGGACATAGACCTTTTTTAGGCTTGCCGATACTAATGCTCTCTATCTCCTTCTCAATTCGTGGACTATCCTTTCGGTAGCCGTTGATGAAGAGGACGCGAGTATATTGTTTTAACACAATTCTCTGTGTGTCAATATATTTTTTAAGTAAATCCGTTCGCCCTGCTAAACCCAAGGCAAGATGTCGCACATCAACAATATTGCTGTTATTGTGAAATAATCGTGCTACCCAATACGGCTTTATCTCCCGATACTCTTCATTCTTTTTTCCTTCAGCAATCATGTCGAACCATTGCTTGCTGACGGTGAGGGTCAATACTTTCTTTACCATCCTTACACCTCCTCCCTGTCTGTTGCGAGAATATCCTCAGAATCTTTGAAAACACAAGGAAAGAATTTTTCATCGCATACAGCTATGATAGTCTTAGAGACAATATAGATATAAGCTCCACATTCTTCCCAAATTACCCTTCTCACTTTCTTTCCTTCCTTCATTCTTCTCAGAGCCTCCGAGAAGTCAAATATTTCCTTCTTCATCGTTTTTCTTCTTTTTACTTGTTAAACTTATCGCCTTGATGATGCGGTGGTCTCCTGCGTTCTTTCCTATACTTTTCATTCCGCAATAGTAACCCCATCGCCAAAGCCAATACTTGCTACCATAAAATCTTTTATAGTAGTTCATTATCTTCTTTGCTGTTCTTATCTTCATACGCTACTTCTTTTTATTACAAGGACAGCTCTCTGCGTGAATAACACAAACTCCGTGTTTCGTGTCCACAAGCAGATAGTCATGCCCTTTCTTGGTGAATATTTTTATATTAAACTCTTCTTTTTTGTGTGGAGTTCCTAAGCTGAAAGAAATCCTAAAACCAATTGCCCCTATAATGAAAATTAAGACGAGCCATACGACTGATTTGAAGAAATTAAAAAACTTTTCTTTCATACATTATTCTCCTCATCGAATTTGTTGCCAACAAATATGAATTTACCTAATGAAAGATAATAACCTAACGGTTTTTCATAAATCTTTCCATTAGCATGTGTGAGGTAATACCCACTTAACTCTTCCGACCATACAATTTCTGATGGAATAAAAGGATAATTCTTGATAACATCATGTTCGTACAATTCATTGCCCTCACAATCTTTCAGTCCTGTGAACTGGCAGACTGTTGAAGGGTCAATTTGAGTCCAATACCAAGAATGTTCTTCTTTTTTAGCAATAAGAATACATAGGTTTTAATCCATGTCTCTTTGAAGAAAACCTTCTTTCCATTTTCCTGTTCCAAGTTCTTTAGCTTTGAACTTTATATTTTCTATCTTCATACGCTACTTCTTTTTCCAATATTTACCAATTAAATAACCGATAACTCCACCCATAAAAGCTATATATATAGAATAGTTAGGGTAAGTATAACATAAAATCCAAACATAACTATTATTCTTTAAGTTCTACTGGATCATCGCTCCAAGATAACTCTCTTCCGATGAGCTTCTTGATGCTGCCTTTAGGAAGGTAACAGCAACCGGTATTTGCGTACCTCTGCCCATATAAATATACGACAGAGCAAATCCATAATGTATTACTTTCATTTCTGCAAGGTTTTTCTGCAAAAATATGTTCACAGCCACCTTTATCTACTGCTAACCATGACATAACTAATACTATATTTTTTTAATTAATAAATTACTTTTCTTATCAAATGGTTTATAACCACTACGGAGATACCAATCTAGAACAAATCTATCAGATTCATCTTTAAAATATTCCAATCCGATTGTCTTCACTCCATTCAACTTAGCTTGCTGTTCTGCTAGTTGTAATAGGCGTTTTGCAACACCATTTCTTCTATGAGTATCATCAACAAAGAGTGCATATATTAAAGCATCAGCTTTGCCGAAAATATCACTAACATATAATGGAATGGATATTTGAACAGAACCAAGATTTTCTTCATCAGTTATTAAAATTCTGATTTCGTCCTTCCATGTCTGCTTTTGTATCATAATCAATCCTCTAACTCTTTAAGTGACAATTCTAATAAACGTTGAATCTTTTTGTATGAATGTTTACCTCCTCCTTCATACAACCATTCATCAGACTCTGTTAAAGCACCTTTGATATACTTAATAGCTTTTTCTTTACTCATTGCTTATCCTCCTTTGCCTTTAAGTATCTTCGTTCAAAACTTTTGAACTGCCTGTTTATAGCATGAGCTTCTTCATCAAAGCCTTCATCTAAGGTACCAGACATAGCCATAAGGGATTCTGTTGCTTGAAAGAAAGCTTCAAAGTCTTTTTCTGTTACATTCATTTTTGCCATAACTATATTATTTTAGATTAAACTGCTTTGATAAGAATGAATCATTCTTTATCAAGCTGATGATTTCTTCTTCTGTATGAATGCCTTTCCAAAACAGTTCGGTATGATCACCAACTCTGTCTTCATCTACAGAGAACGGAACACCATAATTTGTATAAACCTCTCCGTGATGCTTGATGAGATGGCGACCAGGATTCTTTCGGATATTATTTATCCAAGTTTCATTATCGCATTCGCACCACATTCCATATTCTGCCGAGGTCAGCACTTTGTCGATGCCGATAGGATAATGACCGGAACACCCATTCGTTCCAAAATAAATAATCTCTGCCATATTCTCTCTTCTTTTTACCCTCTCCCTGTTACCAAGGAGAGGTGGTTAGTTAATCTTTTTTCGGCTTAATACCCCATGCAAGGCATCCAAATCTAACATCTGTATCAATGTTTGAGCCATCAAAAACTCTCTCTTCTCCTCCAATAGACGTTAGGGTGATACCTATAGGCAATGAAGGGTAGAGATATAGCGGAATCAAACGAAGTCCAAGAGTATTTTTCTCTTTGGAAACCTTCTTATCAAATTCCTCCTTTGTAAGGTGTCCCTTGTCTAATTCAGATTGTAAACAAGAAATTTCTTCCTCAATATCTTCTTCGGATTGCCAACTTCCAAAATGTAAAGCCTTACACTGACTTTCCGTAAGAGCATTCCAATCAATGTCTTTCTTAAATTGTTCTTGAACTTTTTGCCAAGCATTATTGAGACTTTCCTTTTTAAATTCTTCGTCCCACTTTTTATATACTTGGATACACGCAATTTGATTTGCGAGCCAACCCAAAGTTTTACTAACTTTGTCTTCTAATGAAATCTGTTCCATATTACTTTATATTTAATCCTATAAGGATGTTTAGTTACTAAATCTCATCAAACTCCTTCTGAAATCTCTGTTTTGTTTCATTCAGAAGCTGCTTGAATTTTGTTTTAAACTCTTCATCACACTCTGAAAGCCCACAAATAGCATCAGCAAGACTACTACGCATTGATTTTGGAGACATATTTAAGAGTTCATTTACTTTAGGAATTAAACTCTTTGCTAAGATATTTGCTCTTTCTAATTTTTCTGTATTCATATTACTATCTATTTATATCCTTTGCAGGATGGTTAATCATAAATTATAACACAATCATTGTACACAGATACTTCAGCTATACTTAGAGGCTCTCCGTTTTCTTGTGTTCCATGAGAATAAGGAAAGCAAACTTCCATAGTCTTATCCTCTACCTTTGATAATTCATCAATTAATTCTTGTACTGTCATATTACTACTATTTATGCCCAAAAGCGATTAACTAATCTTTTTGATACTATCAATTTCCATACTCCATAGTACAAACTCTCTATTGGAGCGAGTGCCATTTTTCTTAGCAGGGTTGATTTTTACTTCAATCTCACCATTATAGCCACCGTAACCTCGATTAGGGACGATGCTTGTAATCCAACAAACATCGCATCTGGAACAGCTAACTTTGTCGCCAACCTTGTATGGAAGACTTTCGATGTAATCATTTACGTAAGAACAAATCTCATCGTTAGCATCATTGATAATGCTTAGTTGTTTGTCAATCTTTACTTTTAATTCTTCTTTTGTCATATCTTTTAAAATTATGTCCGAAGACGTTAACCTAACATATCGCTAATGTTTAAATACTTCTCCCCATCACCTAAGTTTCTTACCTCACAGAAACCTGCTTCTGAAACTGTACTATCATCGTCATATATCTTTTTGACGTGTATTTTCTTTATAGGACAGCAGTCATCATCACTTACCTCAAAAGCAATAGGCAAGTCTCCGTGTTTTGCCTTTATTTTCTCTAAACTTTTAACCAAATCACTTATTTTCATACTAATATCTTTTATGCCAGAAGGCGTTATAAACTTATTCAAAATAGTTTTCTGAATCTCCGTCACAACTTTCATGCTCACATACCTTCCGTTTCCAAATCTCACAATAAAGTAAATCTGTTTCAGTTGGTTTTGCATGCTTGCAGTATTTACAAACTTGATACATTGCATCCATACCTATACCTCCATTTCGTGATTAATACCAAGACCAAAGAGAAGGTGCTGGAGTTCGTGGATATAATGTATCTCCATTATGAAGATTCTGTTAATAGCAACGTATATATTTTCGCTAAGCTCTATTGTTAAGCGAATATTGTTAACGTTTTTCTCAAAGAATTTCTCATATAATTTCTCCCATCCATTCTTCTTTAAAATCTCAGGAGTGAGAGGAATCGGAGATACCTCATCATTATAAGTTTGAATCCAATCGTCTTTAGAAGAACCTTGAAACCCTTTACCAATAAATACGACAAGACTATAGCAACCTTTTCTTCTTAAAAAAGTATTTGTTACGAAACCTATTTTTCCAGTAGCTTCTCCATATTCAATTTTTACTATATCTCCTGGAATATATTCTAATTTATCCATACGCTTTACTTTATTAAATAAAGTTCTTTCTAGCCCAAGCTTCAGCCTTTGGCTTAGTCTTGAACTTCTTATCTTTCACTTCATGCCAAACTCCATAAGGAGCGGTCTTATACTCGATGAGAAAAAGACCTTTCTCAATCTTTACGATTCTGTTTTCATATACTTTCATACGCTTTACTTTTTACGATGATTATACTTCTTTATAGCATCCTTCTTAGAAGCAGCCATAATCTTAACACCCTTGATTGTAAACTCATGCTGTGCCTTTGGCTGACACTTCTGTTTGTCAGAAGGAATACTGCCTTTCGGCACATTGAATCTAAAACTAGGAAGACCAAAAGGGAAATCACTCATCTGATATTCCATTTCAGTTTTCATACCAATTATTGATAGTAGTCCATTCATAATCTACCCTTTCTTTTTCTAAGTTCTAACATTCTCCTAGTTCTACGGCTTTCCTTGCCACTAGGAGGATTACCAGCGAGTTGCAAATGTGGAATGCTCTCATAATCATATTCATTGTCACCTTTAATAATGATTGTCATAACTAATTCTCCTATTTTTGTTTATCAGTAATCAACTTGCGTTGTTTAGATATAACCTCACCTGCGTTCTTATCATGCACTCCTTCGTAAAGTCCAAGGTTCATCATAATGATGTTTAGTGCAGGATCATTAATCTCAATAGCCCTTTCTGTGAGTATTCCAAGCACACGTGCCAAAATCGTAAAAGTCACAGGATAAGGAGTGCTTTTAGAACACTCAGCTATCTCTTTCAATAGCCTTGGCATATCAACTTTCCATACCATATCGTTCATGACATAGTCCCGAACAGTCTGACTTTTGATTTTCTTCATACCTAGCCCTCCACATCTTTAGTTGTACCTAACAAATGCTCATTACCAGCATAAGGAATGCAATATACCCAATTAGCAAAAGCGCAATGATAATATTCATCTTTGTCTATATAACCAAACAAATTTACACGCCACTTATCTGATTGACTATCTCTAACCAATACCTTATCGAATGGCTTCAGCTCAACCTTTGGCTTCAAGTCCAAAATAACTTTCTTCTCAGCATCCCAAGCCTTGCCTTCCTTTTCGAGGGCATCAAAGAGCTGCTGCTTCTCTTCTTTTGTGGCAAGGCGAAGTCTACAAAGGTCTTTCTTAAAGAAACTAGTTCTGTAGCCCATACTCAAAGTTGAACTACTTAAATCTAAAGAAATAAATGAGTTATAACCTTCTGATAAACCAGTTTTATTTGATACTATAAATACATTTTGTCTATTACCATAATCGGCAAAAGCTATATCTCCATTCTTGAACTCTGGCTGATTCTTCTCAATCTCCAAGGTTTCACGATTCAGCTTTCCGCCCAAACGTTCCTCGATGGTGTTGATGTAGGTCTGAGTTTCTTCTTTGTTTGCTTTGTAGAACTCGGATGTTTGCATGTAGTCTTCATTCTCTTCAAAGTTCACTATACTACCCTCTTCTTCCCATAGATAATACTGACCATGGAAAGTTTTGTAGGTATCATCTTTAAACCCATCGAAGATAATATGTACCTCTGCATCTTTGTTAACTAGAATGTCTCCTTTCTTCCATGCGAACTTAGACCAGTCTTGCATTTCTTTGGAAGGGAATAATAACGGCTCTGCTCCATCGTAATCATAGAATTTGCCACTACTTAAGAATAGTGATGTACCTCCATGATGTTCCACAGCTATATAACCGCCACTTACATGTGAAAAAAATACTTCACTAAACAAAGGAGAATATAGCTTCGTATTTACTGGCTTATCCTTTAGTATCTCGGCTATGTTAATCTTTTCTTCCATATTACTTACCTTTTTATTTGTTAATCGTTTGCACCAAAGTCCATTAGAGGGTCTATCTCGTAAAGATGTTCTTCTGCATCATATTTTCTTTCTAGCATATTTATCGTGCTAGATAGATGAGTATCTGACATATCCTTAATCGGTATTTCTCTACCATCTTTGGTTTTCCACATGATTTGAGCAGAGTTTCTCTGTCTGATCCATTGCTCTAGTTTCAAATCATTAATATCAGCTATTTTCATAACTAAACTAATTTTTGCGTTAAACAATACTTGTAGTAACTCATACTACCAACGTATTTTGATATTTTTGGAAGCTCACCATCATAAGGAGTGACTTTCAAGCCATCAATGAAATCAGCATTCTCAGTTGATACCTCAGTATTATGCTCATTCATAAACACCTTTTGCGCTGTCGTAGAATGGCTTTCAGCTCTAAGCTTACCGAGTGACCGCCAAACCTGCTTGCTATGGATGAACAATCCATGCAAAGGAATAGTCTTTACTTCTACTTTTGTTCCCATAACCTTTATTTTAATACATCTATTCTCTATCTAAATAAAACGGGGAATATCGCAATATTCTCATTTCTCTTCTCGTATAAATCTCAGCTAAACGAGCTGCTTTATAAAGCTTAATATATGGCTTATCTTTGAGATATTGAATAAATTCGACAACAGAATATTCTTTCTTTTCCATACCCTTAACCATTTAAAGATGATAAAAACTGCTTGATACCTTTGCACTCCAATCGAAGCAGCCCACGGCATCAGGCTTTAAGAAGTGTTTCTCTAACTTCTCCAAAGCCTCTTTATACTTCTGCTCCATGTGCTTGCAATGAAGTCTCTGAGCTAATTTAAGTTGCTCGACAACACCCTTGCGAGCAACTCTATATTGTTTATCCGACATCATAGCCTTATTCGTTCACATAGTTGATAACATGCTCTTGAGCTTGCTCATGCAAGTTATCAAAAGCGTCTTCTATAACTTTGGCTGTCTGATCGCCATTAAGATTCTCCAACATTTCGCCAACCACTTCTTCCATCGAGCCTATTGGTAATGAGCAGAACTTATCAACTAAAAAGCTCTTCTGTTCACTGATGGTCATATTATCGAATAAATCCGATAAATCTACTTCAACTTTATAATCTGCCATAATCTTAATCGAAAATATGATGGTTCAACTTTCTCTTTCTGAGGTTTCTCTTAATCACTTCCATATCCTTGTGGTCGTTAGTATGGTCCGCAAGAAGCTTGATGATTTCATAGATGTCATTTGCGTTATCCTCCAGGTTGGCGCAAATATTCTCGTCACCGAAGAAACTCTTATTAAAGGGTTTCAAATGGAAGTAGTACTTTTTGGCTGCATCCTGCATCTGAGTGTAGTGCATCTTCTGCTCTTGCTTGTACTGAACGCTTAACAGCCTAAACATGCCCTGTTCATCCTTGATGAGCTGATCCAATACATCTGTTACCATTGCAATCAAGCAGCCATTGACCTGCAGGCGTTGAATAATCTTTTCCTGCTTCAAGCCTGATGTTACACCAATCTCTGAGAGTGTAACCTTCAAATCGTTTACTGTAACTTTCTCTTTTCCCATTGTCTTACTTTTATTTGTCAAACCATAAACCTGCATATCTCCATTCCCAGTGAAGGCAAGTGTCATTAGGCTTCTTGCCTTCACTATAGCATATCTCGGAAGCTATACAATTACTACATATATGCTTCATAATCATGGAAGTTTTGATATCATATAATCTAACTCCTTATCTGTAATATCCAGATTGTTCTTACGCTTGAACTTGATGATAGCATCAATTCCGACCTCGCCTTCAACCAACTGGTAGATGGCATCCTCATCAAATCCCTTGTCTAGAATCTTGATAAGCTCCATTCCCAAATCATGGATTTTCTGCTGAAACTCCTTTTTGAGGTCTGCGTTAATTCGCTCTAAAGCTTCTGCTTTCTGACTAAATCCGCATCCTCCCTCAATGGCGAAGTCGTTATTGATGTTCTGACACATCTGGTCAATGTCCTTGCTACCGAAGAACTGAGCGAAATAGGTATCGCCCTTCAAGGACTGGAGAATATCGATTTCTTCTTGCTTTGTCATAACTAATCCTCCTTATCTAACTTATCGTACTCCTTACGTAGCTCTGCAATTTTATTTGCAAAGAAAACCATTGTCTCTTTCAAAAGAGAAAGCATGTCTTTATGATTGAGGATGTCGCCAACCGCAGTGTAGTACTTAAGGTTTTCGTTTGTTTCCAGAAGATCAAAGCTGCCGAAGCTTGCTACATTGGTGTTAAATGACTCTTCCTGGAAGTTACCTACCTTTGCTTGGTAGCGAATCACCATCATGTCTCTTCCTACTCCTTTCAAATTCAAATGAGCGATAAGTGACTTGTAGCCTACGTCAATACACTCTACCTCCCAATCAGGACAAACAGAAATGATGTCCTTTATCTTCTTTGTGGCTGACTCGAACGCATTCTTAATGTTCTTTCTAACCTCTTCCTTCTTTGTCTCGACTGAATTCTTCATAATCTTTATAATTTTAATTGGTTCAACTTGCAAGGTAGCTCCTGTTTATCCAAAAGTACTACCTTTATCTATATGCAAAGGTACGAAAATTTTCTGATATATGCAAATTTACCAACGATTATTTTAGTTAAAAATACTAAAACCATTAAATATATGCGAATATATCCGTAATTTTGCCAAATCAAAACTTCGAAGATTATGATAGATTTTAATGAACTTTTTAAAAGAAATGACGTTGGCAGCATCATAGGAGAGCTGAAACAACGCGTGTTGGATATTCCACTTTGGAGTACCCTGTTATCTGAGTATGAGCCTATGCTCCATGAAATCGTAAACGACCACGTAGGCAGACAGGACAGAACGCTTGATGACGGAATTGTAGAAAAGGCAGCTAGATTGCCTGTCGGATTGGAGAAGCTTCTTACACGAAGAATCTCTGAATTTACAATGGCTATACCGGTCAAGCGTGTATATACGTATGATCAGGCTGACGAGGAACTGAAGACGATTGTGCGTGCCATCGAGAAAATCTACACCTGTGCACACATTGATGCCGTGAACATACACAGAGCAAAGTGCTATTACGCCTCTTGTCAGATGTTCACGCTTTGGTACACGCAGAAGAAGCCTAACAAGCTCTACGGCTTCGACAGTCAGTACAAACTGAAATGCAAGACATTCTCTCCAATGGACGGAGTTGACATCTATCCTTACTTTGACGAGTATGACGACTTGCTTGCTCTGTCATTTGAGTATAAGCGTAAGGTTACTGACACAGAGCACACCTTCTTCGAGACCTATACCGCAGACCATCATTACAAGTGGGACCTGTCTTCAGACGATGAAGAGTCCGGATGGAATTTGGTGGATGATAATGAGATTTCTATCGACAAGATTCCAGCCGTTTTCTGGTACCGTCACAAGCCATGCTGGGAAGGATTGAAACCTATACGTGAGAATATCGAGTACACCATTTCCAGAAACAGCGATGTTGTGGCATACAATTCTGCTCCTGTCTTAAAGATTGCCGGTACCATCGTTGGTATGGAGCGAAAGGGAGAGAGCAAGAGAGTGTATAGAGTCAATGAAGGCGGCGATGTTAGCTATGTGTCTTGGCAGCAGGCTATCGAGGCTCTTAAGTATCACGTTGACACTCTCGTCAAGCTTTACTTTATGCAGTCCCAGATGCCGGATATCAGTTTCGAGAATATGAAGAGCCTTGGCAATATCGGCTACGATTCAAGAAAGACACTCCTCATGGATGCCCATCTTAAGATAGGAGAGGAGACTGGTGCCTGGGTTGAAGGCTTCGAGAGAGAGACCAACGTCATAAAGGCGTTCCTTTCCAAGATGAATACGAAGTGGGCAGCTAGAATGGATGAGATTACTGTAGAGCACATTCTCACTCCATTCATCCAGGAGGATGAGAATACCCAGATTGACAAATGGCTTAAGGCTAACGGCAATAAGCCTCTCGTCAGCCAGAAGGAATCTATCCAGCGTGCCGGTCTTTCCGATGATCCTGACAAGACTTTCAACGAGATTCAAGGAGAAGAGGAAGTAGAGGCCACAAGAACAGCTGCTTCAATGCCTAACTTATTCTCGGAGGAATAGCTATGAGAAAGAAAAAGGAAGAAGAGAAACGGCACTTCTGCCGTGAGTGTGCTCATGCTACAGACTTCCATAGTATGAGCCTTAAAGGTCAGCCTATCCTAGCCAAATGCCCATATCAAGAATGGAGCGTTCTTCTCAACTGGGATTGCTGCAAACACTTTAAAATGAAATTGTATGAAAAAGCCAAAACTGCCTAATCAGAAAAAGGCATATAAAGACCTTAGCAAGAGACTGAATGCTTATACCCGGAAAATCATTTCCATCTATGAGACTCTTGCCAAGGAGTCCGCTAAAATCGCCACCTCCACCGACTTCGATGGGGATGGCGAGTTCTCTTTTGATGATTACCCTAGAACAGAAAAGAAGGTGAACGCCTTGCTGGATTACTATTCAAACAATATGCAGGCATTGGTCTATAATGGCATATCGGACGAATGGAAGAATAGTAACACCCTGCAGGACCTACTTGCCAAAAGGGTAATCGGAACATTTACTAGGAAGATAGCGGACGCAAAACAGAAAGCTTACTTTGAGCACAACAACGCGGCAAAGAAGGCTTTCATAGAGAGAAAGATTAAAGGTCTCGGTCTTTCAGAAAGAATATGGAACCAGAGAGCTGATGTAAAGGAGGCTCTGGAGAAATCTCTGTCTGTCGGCATAGAGAAGGGTATGAGTGCTGTTAAACTCAGCAAGAAGGTCAGCAAGTACCTTAATGATTATCCTTCACTTGCCAAAGACTATAAGAAGAAATACGGAAAAGCCATCACCATACAGAATTGCGAGTACAGAAGCGTGCGCCTGGCTCGTAATGAGATTAATATGGCCTACCGTTCTGCCGAGCAGGAAAGATGGGCTAGGATGGACTATATTAAAGGTAAGGAGATAAAGACTACCAACAATCCAAGCCATAAGCACGATATGTGTGATTTGCTTGCAGGTGTCTATCCGAGTTATTTTCCTTGGGTTGGTTGGCACGTAAATTGTATGTGCTATGCCATCCCGGTAATAATGAGCGAGAAAGAGTTTTGGAGTGGTAAACAGCCAAACAATACTATGCCTAAGAACTTCACAAATTGGGTGGATGATAATAAAGACAAGGTAAAGCAATCATCCTATATCACTCAATATGCCAAGGTTGAGAAAACACAGAAAAAGAAGACTGTTCGCATTCCATCAGTATCGAATGAGACAAAAGCTCAACTCACAAAGTAAATCAACGAATGGGCAACAGAGAATCTGAAAGAAGTTCAGATAAACAAGAAAGAGACGGCAAGGAGGCTTTATTTGTTCTTGGGTGAGAAAGAAATAATCATGAATAAGAAGTTCCTTACGGAGACATATTCTAAGAATATCAATAACTCTCATCTGCCCGATACGATACAAGTTGCCTTGAACATAAAGGATTGGCTTCCTAGCGGAAAGTTCGTTAGAAAAGAGCAAGGCAAACACCACGATTGCTTCTTCAATGTCTATCAAGCTGAATATAATGGAAAGAAAATCGAGTTTAAGACAAAACTCACCGATGGAGAAATCTTATACACGATGAGGTTATTGAAATAAAAAAGAGGATTGGGGTCCTTCCGAAGTCTGCGCCCGAAGGCCGACGTGTGAACGGCTCACCCAATCCTTTATATCTTTCTCCTTTACCGCTGCAAAGGTAATATTTTATTTTGGAAAATCCAAATCTTTTTTAGAATTTTAATTGGTTCAAGCCCTCGCTGGTGCATTTAATGTCTTGTAAGCCTCGAAAGCCAATGTGCTCACGTGCTCACTGATGGTGGTGGAGATTGTCATAATGTCTCCCATAAGGAGCATCGTCTCTCCCTTTCCGACCTCTGTGATGAGACTCAAAAGGCAGTTAATTTCATCCTTAAGCGTCTCGGCTTTCTTCATCAGCGGTGTTGGCGGCTCAACCTTGACCTCTTCCTTCTTCTCACCAGACTGAGAAGCAATACACTTCTCAACAGCCTTCGGCACTCTCGGCTTCGGCAGGTTGCAGATGATGTTCTTCTCCTTCAATGCGAGAAGCCAGCGTCTGCCTCGCTCCGTCCAAAGAGGTCTTCTTGTGTACTTGCCCTTGATGACGTGTGTAGTCACCTCAGTTAGCTGATAGGTGGAGTAGGGACTTGTCAGCATCCACTCATAGCCCCGGTTGAACGCAAGGCCAACCTCCTTTAGCTCTTCGTACAACTTCTGTGCGCTGCTCATGCCCAACTCCTTCGCCATCTGCGTAGTGGAATAGACACCCTTTGTCATGTCGCACTTCTGCACTCTCTTGAAGCACTCATCAATTCTCTCCTGGAGATCACCGATGATTTCCTTCTGTCTTGTTAACCACTCCTGGTCCTTTTTAACTTCGACCAGCATTTCCTTCGCGAACTCTTTCATGCTCATGTCTGCGTTTGTTGCCATAAGATTTCTGTTTTAAGCAACTATCAAGCTCATTTTTAAAGAAGGGCAGCCGCTTGTCACGCCCTCAGAAATCAGCCTAAGAGAACCAGCGTCCCGGTCTTATCTCCTTGGCAGGTCGTAACGTTGCAGTTGCCCTGTATGTGTTTGGCTCTTAGTCAATTTTACGACCTTTTATCTATATGCAAAGGTACGAAAATTTTGTCAATTTGCCAAATCTTTTAACCAAAATTACGAATTTAATTTATTGGAAATCAGAGAGTTAGATTTGAGGTAAGCGATAAACTTATCAAGCATTCTTGACGTGCGCTCTCTAATATCCGTTTCTGTAAAATCTGTCAACGTCTGTGACAGCATTCGTAATTCGTGTATCTTAGTTCCAATCCTCTCGCCTGTGGATTTGAACTCACCATTATAATACTTAATCTTGTCAGCAAATCTGTAATCGGATGCCCGAATATTAACTCTTCGCTCCAATACCGATTTGTTTCCCAACATTTCAAGAACCTCGTCACTCGACAATCCACCTTCCTTGACTTGTCTGTTCCTTGGGAAGATGTGTTCAATATCATATGTTGCGTCAAGAGGAAGCAATTCCTGGCTATCGAAAGAGAATGCCCACCACACAATCATCGACTTCGTAATCGCACGAGTGTTTGAAAAAACTGAAGTTGGTGAATTGCGAACGGAACAATTCCTCTTGGAATAGATAGTTCTCGAAAGCAATCTCTTTGTTCTCTATGATATTCACCATCTCATTGAATACTGGTGCTCGCAAGGCTGTTATTCCTGGGTTGCTGATAGCATATGCCCAAATAAAGCCTATCAAACGATTCAAGAATAAATAGAACTTCTCGTTGTCTAGCATATTCTCAGCATTCTTATAGTGCATGAAATATACCGATACGATATATGTCCATAAACTGTTAGGCGCATAATTCAATACAAACAAGCGCTTTAGTACATCCACGGAAAAACGGTCTTCGTTCTGAGAATATACATCTTTCCAGAAGTCCGCAAGCAAGACTAGATTCTCTAAAGTCTGCTCTCGTCGAAGTAGGACATATCCATCTTTCTCATAGAACTTTCGAAGTCCTTCTGTCATAGAACTACGATTCGTCAACAAAGCCCTCTCGTAGTACATATAGCGTGTAAACAACTCATCCAAAGGTGTTCCACGATATGGATGGAATATTTTAGTAACGAGTTCGTCAAGCTCTTTCCATGTAGTGATAAACTCTTCCTTTTTTCCGATGGATGAGTAGAACTTATAGAGCTGTGCCTTGAAGATGTCTGAGTCAGACAATGGCTTACCTCTATCATTAAGCGTCGAGAATATTCTAAGAGCAGTATCTTGCGATTCTGCCTCTATTGGAAGTAGCACACAGTTATTGAGTATGCGAGCTGGATATAATGCAAAGAAAGAAGGATATTCTTCAATGAATTTTCCTATCTTGTCTTGAAAGTATCTGAAGTTGGCAGCATACCGGCTTTTCCCTTCTGATGTTCCTTTTCTGAGAATATCCATAAACTCTTCCTTGTCGTTATCAGTTGCAACCTCCGAATTTATCTTCAAGTCGTTTGGATCATATTCTCCGAACTCGTTTGCTCTCCAAATGCACTTTTCTATATCCTCTCGCATCTTGATTGAACGATTGTCTTTCATGTGTTCCAGGCGATTGTAGAAAGCTCGCAGTAAGAGAAGCAAGGTCGTAAGACGCTGCTGACCGTCAATGATTTCAAGTTTCCCTTCGTCATTACGGAATGTTACTATAGGACCGAGAAAGTAACTCTCTGAAGAATCGAAGCTGTCGCAGTTGTTATTTGGGAATGAAAAGGAAAATAGGTCTTCCCATAAGACCTTACATTCGTCTTCTCCCCAAGCATACGGACGCTGATAATCAGGAATCAAGAACGTAGCTTTTTTATCTTGAAAAAGATACTTTACGTTCTTTTGATCTACTATAAGCTTTGATGACATAGCAATTACATTCTACTTTTCATCAAACTCACCTTTCTCATCAAGATAGCGTACAGCTGCTTTCACGATAAACGAGAATCCTCTGAGTACAAAAGAACCTACCAGGCAAAGCAATGAGTCAATAACGTAGCCAAATGCCTGTACGCCACTAATACTTGAACTTTCATATCCATAACCGCCAGAAGTATTCAAGGCGTTTATCCAAGTTATAATTGAACCTATTATGGCTATAAATGAAACAACAGCTAAAATGTTCGAGATAGTTCCAAGATGGTTTCCTACCTGTGGAACAAATTTTCTATTTCCCATATGATGCGCCCGTCATGCCGGTAGCTAAGCTTTAGTTAATAATCCGTCTATCAGATTAATAACGCATCATATGGTACTTTATTGTGTTGAACCAAAAAAAATCAGATTATTTTTTTGAGTGACTTTTCTCGCCCTGCATTCAGCTGGCGGTACTCATTGAAGTCTTTGTAGTGCTCGACCTTACCGTAAAGCTTCGGGTGGTCCATCATCTTGTCAATCATTTCATTGGAGAACTCGTGATATCCGAACTCATGGTCTCCCTGGACGGAACCCATTCCCTGGCTTCTCGACGGTTTGTAATTATAGGTAAAATTGATGCCTCCCTCATAGGAGTATCTAGCAAGGCTGTACGACAGGAACTTACCATCCTTTCTTAAGATGTACCCATACATCTGTGTCAAGCTAATGACGCGATATCCCAGCTTCTTAATCTCCTCCAGATTATCTTTCATACGCATCATACTGATGTCCTCTGAAAAACGCACATTTCTTACATTGAACTCACTGTGTGAATTGATGTACAAATCGAGCTTGTCAATATCCCAATCATCCGGGTATATGAATTTTACCAATCTCTGCAGCCCTCTCTTATAGTTAATGAGAACCGCAAGAGTTGACTTTGGATCATAATTTCTCTTAATCTTAACCTTTACTTCCATAGTTATTTCTTCTTGAATTTATAGTTTGGGCAGCTTCTCTTGTTTCCCATCGCAAGCAGTACCGGGAACAGCAGACCGTGCCTGCAACCATTTCCGTGCTCGTCAGCAGCCTCGCAAGAGAAGCAGCCGTAATACTCGTTAATATTTAATGCTGCCATTACTCGTAATCCCTAATGTTCAACAATACCGGGAATCTCGGCACTCCAGCGTCAGAATACCCTTGATGCTGAACAGTCGCCGCCATACCTATCAACTCTTCCTTGTCGGCTAAGTATTGAGCTCTGAGTGACCTTGAACCTACCGGGCGGGCACAGAACTCGTACTCTCCACACTTCAGTTTGAATATAGCGGTACCCGCATCATTGCCCTCCGCTTCCAAAACATCGACCACCTTGAACTCCGTCGTGTCGAACGATTTCAGCTTCATAAGGTCATTGCTTCTGCCCTCGGTATAGGTTCCATCTGCATTTCTGATAATGGCACCCTCGTAACCGGTGGAAACGAATATCTTGTGCCATCGCTTGATGTCATTCTCTGAATGGGCAACGAAAGTCTGCGTAAGATACACCGGTCCATTTGGATCAATGGAAGCAAACTCCTCCTGCAGAACTTTCCATCTGGCAGAAAAGCTTCCCGGAATCTGTGCATCGTAGATAACCATACGTAGCTTGTAAGTCATAGCAGAACGGCACTTGACGGCAGAGCATATCTGCTGGAAGGTCAATTCCTGGTGGTTGTATATCTCCCCGTCCAAAGGAAGCATACCGCGGTGTTTCTCTCCCCAAGCCTTAATCTGAGGAACATCATATTCCTTACCGCCTCTCGACGTGAGGTGAATCTCTCCGTCTTCTCCTTCATGAAGGATGCAACGAACTCCATCGTACTTAGGCTGGACGAAGCAAGGAAACTTCGTCTGTGACGGATAATATCTTGTTGCTAACATTGGTTTCATACGCTACTTAATATCTGAGGTTATTTTAATTCTCAATGGAGTACCATTCACTCTGTGCGTGACGAAAGACTCCAGGTCCGTATAGAAGCTACTATAGCACTCTACACTAGAGCTTTCTACTTCAATGGTGATAATCTTTTTCATAGCCATTTCCCGTATCTTCTATGAATCTCATCGTAAATGTAGGCTCCGCTCGTATGCGAAGCACTGAACATTAAGATGATGTCGTTATCTACCTTAATCTGACTTGTCCTGACAACCTTATCGTTCTTGACGTGGTCGCAATAGACCGTGTTGCAGGAGTGATATAGGCACATCGTGCGCCCATATCTGTCAGTTCCTATATTCTCTTTGTACATGGCTAGTCCTCCAAATCTACATCAAAAATAGCTTCAATAACATCCTTGATGTCCTCTGTGAAACCGCAAATCCCGTTGTACTGCAGACAATGATCCAGCAACTCCGTGTTAGTCATTTCAGCCACTTCACTCTCACTACACTCTGCCTCTTCTACAAGGTACTTCATCAAATCATTCTTATCCATATTACTTGATTTTATTGATGTCACAAACTAATACATTACCTACTATTACGTCTCTGATACCTGCAATATTTACAAGCATCGTGGCGTTCTCGTTCTGAGGAAGGTCGTAAACTTTGCCTTCCTCATTAACTACCATTACCTGCGACTTGCTGAGTCGGACCAACTCGATGTGTCCACCAACAAATCCTCTCAACTCCTCTAATGAGAAATCCGTTCCGTTGGATGGCTCCACATTCTTCTGGGCGCCATCCGTGAATATTACTGTTGACAACATAGGCTAATCATTCTCTTTGCATTGTTAACAGAATAAGTCTGCGTCTTGCCGTCGATATAGACGTATCTCTGACCGAACATATCCTCAAAAACCTGGATAATGTGCTTCTTGTATTTGAGAAGCTTTGTTTCAAAAAGACCACTCATAACAGTTCCTCCTATATTAAGCGATTTCAAACTTCTGTGTAGGATTGTTCTTCTGCAAGCGAGCAAGAACATCATCCTGTGACTTTTCGTTTCCGAAAGCCAAATACTCTGTAGGTTTTGCGTATCTCTCACCATTCTTCTTGAATGAATAGATGAGAGCAAATTTAGAAATATAAACTCTTCCGTACTTTACATTCTCTTTTTCAAGTAACTGTTTCATAATCTTTATTTTTAATTGGTTCAACGTCTGTTTTTACTATTTAAGCGATTGTGGTCTCGTACAACTTCTTGGTTGCCTCGAACTCCTCTTCTCCCTGGAACATTCCGCAATCTGCACTTTCGAAGCCCCAGTCCTCTGCGTCTCCATCAAAGATACCATATGCTGAAACTCGGAACAATGTAGGAGCAACTGAAGTTACTTTGATTGCCATCTTTCCTGATGCTATTCTCATAAGCTCTGAAACTTCATTAACTGTCATTTCCTCAAAGCGAGCATAAACTAAATTCTTCATAATCTTTATAATTTTAATTGGTTCAACTTGCAAGGTAGCTCCTGTTTATCCAAAAGTACTACCTTTATCTATAT